CATACACTGAAGCTCAGATGCCATGATAAATAAAATTGTACCATTATTTGGCAAGCGTAGAGGTGGGGGTGTTGTTGTTGGTTTCCCGTCTTGGGAAGATAATAATGTTGATGGAAGTATATTTTTATCTGCATTAGAATCTCAGACAAGTTCAGGAACATTTGATCCAAATCAAATTACTTTATTTGGAAGTTTAGGAGGGTCTACTAAATGGTCGGGAGGGGTACTTGCTCCTAATGGTAAAATCTACGGAATTCCTACCAATTCAAGTCAAGTATTAGAGATTGATCCTGTTACTCAAACGACTACATTATTTGGAAGTTTATCAGGTAATTTTAAATGGTCGGGAGGGGTACTCGCTCCTAATGGCAAAATCTACGGAATACCTCAAGATTCAACTACTATACTGGAAATTGATCCAATAGCACAAACCGCTACTACATTTGGAAGTTTAAGCGGTGCTGCTAAATGGCTAGGCGGAGTACTTGCCACAAACGGTAAAATTTACGGAATACCTACCAATTCAGGTCAAGTACTGGAAATTGATCCAGTAGCACAAACCACTGCATTATTTGGAAGTTTATCAGGTTCTTTAAAATGGATAGGCGGAGTTTTAGCCCCAAATGGTAAAATATACGGAATACCTACAAATTCAACTCAAGTATTAGAAATCGATCCTGTTACTCAAACTACTACATTATTTGGAAGTTTAGCAGGTTCGTCTAAATGGATAGGTGGGGTACTCGCTCCAAATGGTAAAATATATGGAATACCTCTAAATTCTACTACTATACTGGAAATTGATCCAGTAGCACAAACTACTACATTATTTGGAAGTTTAGCAGGCTCGTCTAAATGGATAGGTGGGGTTTTAGCCCCAAATGGCAAAATTTACGGAATTCCCCAAAATTCTACTACTATATTAGAAATAGACCCAATAGCACAAACCGCTACTTTATTTGGAAGTTTAACAGGAACTGATAAATGGTTTGGTGGAGTTTTAGCCACAAACGGTAAAATTTACGGAATACCTCGTAATTCAGGGACTATATTGGAAATCGGATTAGACCAAAGTATTCCTGAAGATATGGTTCTTTCAAGATATTTAAATAAGCTATAAGTATGAAAAGCAACATAAAAGAAAGCCCTTTAAAAGTCTACAGACAAATTCCATCTGATTGGAAAATAAACCAAGTCAGATATAACGAATTAGATTCAACTATTCATTATAAAGATGGATGGCGAGACTATCAAAATCCTGTTATCGAATCTACTCAGAAAGTAGGTGAATTGATTTATGATGAGGTAAATGATATTGTTACAAAAGAGGTAATTGAAAAAACTCAAGAGGAAATAGACAATGAAAATAAAGTTTATGTTCCGTTCTCGATTACCAAACTTCAGGCGATGCTAATGCTTGGAAGGATGGGTATTAAAGATGCGGTTTTGAATGTGGTATTAACTTCAGACAACCCCGAGGTTAAAGATTACTTCGAGTATGCCGCAACATGGGAACGAGCATCTCCAATCATTAACCAATTTTCGCCTACTATTGGTATGAGTCAAACAGATTTAGATAGCTTCTTTATCGAGGCCGAAAAGATAAACTAATGGGTATAATTCTATTCTTTGTAGCGATCTTATTATTCATTCCTTTGACATTGATTAACCTTACAGTCGTAATGGTTAAGCATAGAACGTGGAGGGCATTTGATGGGTACTTCTTCCAGACTGCTATTGATATTGATCGGTTCGGAAATAGAAACTTTAGAACGCTATTCAACACAACTCTAATAGAAGATTGGGGGTATCAATTCGGAGATGCTAGAGAAACTATTTCTAGCGTATTGGGGAAAAATCAAAGGGATAATAGCTTAACCGTATTAGGGGAAATAGTAGTTTTTATATTGGACACAATCGACAAAGATCATTGCAAAAAAAGCATTAAGAATTTGGATGGACACTGACAAAATAATATTAATTATCATAGGCATTTTGGGTAGTGTTGCAACTTTAAACGAGAAAGTACGGAATTTTATAACCGGTAAAGCTACATTTAAAAAAGAGGTTACTGATGCTACTGATGACACTATTGAAAGGTTAATGAATCGAGTTAATACCTTGAGTGACGAATTCGTAAACCTATCGGAGGAAAACATCAAAACCCAAAAAGAAAATTATGAGCATAGAAAAATGATTGATAAATTAAAAAGTAGATGTAAACATGACTGCGATTCGTAAAATAGAAAAGATACAAGAAAAACTACACGAATGTGAAATTATAGTGATGAAGATAAAAACTATCAATTACATATTTCGAGAACCTAGCAAAGATGACTCGATAATTAAGTCTCAATCGTATAGATAATTATTTAGTAGCTTTACAACTCAACCAACAATAGCAACGAATGACCAATGAGATTAGCAAGAACTGCCATAGTATTGATTTAGGTTTTCAAAAGAAGTTAGCAATATTATCAGATGTTCATTGGGATAACCCGAAAAGCGATTGGGTTCTATTAAAAAAGCATTTGGATTATTGTTTGGAAAATAAGATACCTGTTTTCTTTAACGGTGACTTATTTTGCCTTATGCAAGGTAGAGGAGATAAACGGGGTAGTAAATCGGACATAAGACCTGAGCATAACAATTCAAGGTATTTAGATTCGATAGTTGAAACGGCCGTTGAATGGTTTTCGCCTTATGCCCATATCATGACCGTGGTAGGATACGGAAATCATGAAACTTCGATTATAAAGTACCAAGAGACTGACATTCTTAGAAGGTTTGTAGATCTAATGAATCATGTGAACAAATCCAACATATTCACGGGCGGTTATGGAGGTTGGATTAATTTGAATTACACGCATTCAAAAACGAATTCTAATACTAAAATGAATTCTAAGATGAAATACTTTCACGGTTCAGGCGGTGGAGGTATTGTAACCAAGGGGGCTATTAATCTGACTCGGGCGATGGAAATGTATGAAAGCATGGATATTTTCACAATTGGCCATATTCATGAAAATTGGAGCCGAAATGATGTTAGAGATTCCTTTGACTTTAATCCAGGTAGACACATTTATGAGCAGAATTTGAAATCAATTCACCACATAATAACAGGAACCTATAAAGAGGAATACGGAGACGGCTCTCAAGGATGGCATATTGAACGTGGTGCGCCTCCAAAGCCAATAGGAGGCCGTATTTTGACTATTGACACGCTTAGGACTCAAAGTCAAAAAGTAAGCACATTCCAAAAGCAAATTGATTCAGTTAGATTCCCTTTAATGTAAGAATATGAAACTATCTACAAATTTTAGCATTTCTGAATTTCAGTCAAAAGATGGATCTGAAACTCCTCCAATGGTAATTTTGAACCTTCGGAAATTAGCCAAGAATATTCAGGTCTTAAGGGATTACATTGGTAAACCGATTAAGATCAATTCGGGATACCGTTCACCTCAACATAATGCGAAAATTGGAGGTGCAAAGAATAGTCAGCATTTAACAGGAAAAGCCGTTGATATTCGAGTTGATGGAATGACTCCTAAACAGTTATTCGATATAATCGAGACTTTGCAGAATAAAGGTAAAATGGATATTGGAGGTCTAAAGGCTTATAACTCTTTTGTCCATTATGATATACGTGGCAACTTCGCAAGATGGTAGCGACTAAATACATTTACCTTATTGTTTTAGCCATTGGATTAATAGCTGGTTACTTTCTTTGCGATTGGATAAATAAAGATTCAGTCGAAGTCCGGACCGTTACCGATATTAAAACAGATACCGTATTTATTTCCTCAATTGATACCGTATTTTTGACCAAAACGCAAATTAAACATGAGTACATTCGAGATACAATCTTAATCGAACAGTTTAAGCCTATTATTAACCGTTTTAACGCTACTTTTCCAATTCAGTATGGAAATGCTTTCTTTGAAGGTGAAGTGCTTGGAGAGGTGCTAAAAAGTAGCTTTAGAACGGAGCTTAATATTCCAACGGTTACCAATACGGTAACCAATACCAAAACGGTAATAAAAAAGCCGTCAGGGGTTTTCCTAACGGCAGGTGTTAATTACGAATATACTAGGGCCTATTTCGGTGTTATATTCGTTAAAGACAGGTTCCTATTCGGTGCTAATACCTCAGGATTTCAAGCTGGGTATAAGGTTAGTCTTAGGTAGATCAATAAACAATCCTAGCAGCCTCTTTTAGCTTATTTAAGCGCACTGTAATGACCGTTTTATTATCAACGGGCAAATCCAACTCCTCAAGGCTTTCGGCCTGTCTAAAGGCCAATAAACTTATCTCTGGTATCTGAATTAATTTGATAAGCGGATTCTTTGGATCTTCGCCTCTAGCTTTATCATTTAGCCTATCATATCCCATTGATACGAATTGATGTTGCCTATCATGTATTTGTAACTCAACTGTACCAAGTTCGTTTCCTGAGTCATCTACTTTCTCATAAATGAAGTAGAAAACAGGGCTAGCCGTATTAATCTCAGTAACTGAATTTCCTTTCTTTTGGGCCTCTGTAACACCAACAAAAGAAAGTGAAAGTGCGAGTAATAATAGTATTTTTTTCATAGTTAGTCTTCTTTAAGTTTTTCGATTCTAGCAAGCATATCTTTTTTCTTGTTCTCAGCTTTAGACTTTTTTCTATTGGCTTTTTTAGTAGCCTTAGCACTCTTCAAATCATCCTTTAGAGAGGACAGCGTAAAAGAGGTATTTCTACCCATAACAGCCCAGAAATTCTTATCTGAATGCTCTCTTGCATACCGCTTTGCAGGATCTACTTGAGCCTTTGTTTCCACTGACATTATCATAGTCAGCAATATTAGCGCTGCCATTACGATAATGAATCTCAGCATCCATTGTGTTGATCTTAAATTTTCCATTCGTTTCATTTCTGTTTTGTTTAAGTGTTTTCAAATGTTTTACCTCTTTGGCCTGAATCCATATCTTTCACCTGCATATCTGAATCGAAGCATACAACGGCAATTAATGATTTGACCTACCGGACTGCCTTGAGTTGAATCTCCAGGATATGCCATTGGAAAACCTCCAATGATGAAGTTATCAGAAATATCAATCCATTCCTTTGGCGAAGTCAGGAAATGTGCATCTCTAGTTCTGTCATCTTTAATCGCATTCCATGACTTTTCCCACTTCATCTTACTTGACTGCAAAGCCAATACTTGACTCTTATTCATGGCCGTTGTGCTTTCAGTTCTAGCAATGGTATTAGCCCTCAATTCTCTAGCCCTCCGATCTGCTTTGATAACTCGGGATATTTCCTTATCTGTCATTCCATCATTACGGAACCGCTCAACGGACTCATTGAACTTTCTAATAGTGGTATTTCCTACTTCTACAATTCTTTTAGCTATGTAGGTGTTCAGAAAACCTTTCATCAAATTAGTCCAAAACGGGACCATTTCAGCCGTATCATTCGGAGCTAAATCTTCTGCAACCGTATCAAAGATATCCTTAACCTTTGTGCCTGTAATCGGGCTAACCTGACTATTCCATATCAATGTGCCTTCAGTTATCATAAGATCCAAGTACATTCTTTCATACATCAACTGCAATGGCTTACTATCAATCTGAGACGGTTCTAAGCCGTTCTCCAAGTCTTTTGCTAGTTGGTTAATGTTATCCGTTAAGATTCGATAGAACCGCTTAGCGAATCGCTTTTCATATATTCCGTGCCGGTATAGATAGGCTTGTTCTTCTAGTGTCATCTATTTCTTTCCATTAATTCCATGATTCCCAATATAATGAAAATCGAGATCCCGCAAGCGAGCGGGTACATGAATAAGCGATTGATCCAAATAGTTAATTCGATCAGTCCGATAATTAACCCTAACCCGACTAGGATTAGGACTAAGTAGTTTGATAGGCTTTTCATAGTTCTGTATCTTCTTTTTTTAAATTATTATGCTCTTCCAATTCGTCAGCTATCATTCTCAAAGACTCAATTAAATCAGAATCTACATATCCGTGTAAATTAGTAATATCTTCTGTAAGAGATACGTTAGTTCCATCTACGGTTAATTCAATAATTGTAGCCGTACTCCCTTTTTTCATTCCAAAATGCCTAGTTTGTAGTTTCATAATTTCGTTTGTTTAACCTTCTACGTATGCAATTAAAGCCTTAATAACCTTAGTGATCTGTCTAAACTCGTCAGTATCTCTAGGAGTCTCAATTACCTCGTCGGATTCCAAAAAATCCTTCCATCCATCAACACTTCTTGTAACACAACCTATTTTAATATTACTCCCCTCAATAGAGTGAGTCCATTTACAATAAATAGGAAGCAAAGCACGCTCAAGATTAGCACCTCTAAGATTAGCACCGTCAAGATTAGCACCTCTAAGATTAGCACCCCAAAGATTAGCACCTTCAAGATTAGCACGCTCAAGATTAGCACGCTCAAGATTAGCACCCCAAAGATAAGCACCTTCAAGATTAGCACCCCAAAGATTAGCACCTCTAAGATTAGCACCCCAAAGATTAGCACCTCTAAGATTAGCAAGCTCAAGATTAGCACCTCTAAGATTAGCACCGTCAAGATTAGCACGCTCAAGATTAGCACGCTCAAGATTAGCACCCCAAAGATAAGCACCTTCAAGATTAGCACCCCAAAGATTAGCACGCTCAAGATTAGCACGCTCAAGATTAGCACCTCTAAGATTAGCACCTTCAAGATTAGCACCTCTAAGATTAGCACCTCTAAGATTAGCCTGTTCACCCTTAAATTCTCCCACCAGCCATAAAGAATGCTTTTCTAATACCTCCTTTAAATTTTCCATATTTTCCGTTTGTTTAACCTTCTACGTATGCAATTAAAGCCTTAATAACCTTAGTGATCTGTCTAAACTCGTCAGTATCTCTTGGTGTCTCAATTACCTTACCTGATTCCAAAAACTTTTTCCATTCATCAACACTTTTTGTAACACATCCTATTTTAATATTGCCATCAATAACAGCGTAAGACCATTTACAATAAATAGGAAGCAAAGCACGCTCAAGATTAGCACTTCTAAGATTAGCACCTCTAAGATTAGCACCTTCAAGATTAGCACCCCAAAGATTAGCACTTCTAAGATTAGCACCCCAAAGATCAGCACTTCTAAGATCAGCACTTCTAAGATTAGCACCCAAAAGATTAGCACCCCAAAGATTAGCACCTTCAAGATTAGCACCCCAAAGATTAGCACTTCTAAGATTAGCACCCCAAAGATCAGCACTTCTAAGATCAGCACCGTCAAGATTAGCACCTCTAAGATTAGCACCCCAAAGATTAGCACCTTCAAGATTAGCACGCTCAAGATTAGCACCTCTAAGATTAGCACCCCAAAGATTAGCACCTCTAAGATTAGCACGCTCAAGATTAGCACCTCTAAGATTAGCACGCTCACCTTTAATATCTCGAACTAACCACAATGAATGCTTTTCAAGCACCTCTTTTAAATTTGTCATAATTCCGTTTGTTTAAGTACATAACAAACTTAACAGATTACTTTATTAAATCCTACTCTTTGCAATTATATTTTTGATTTCCTTCAAAGTTTTTTCAAATTCAAGCCTAGCATTCCGATATAAAAAGTCTCGCATCGGTAAATTTACCCTATCCTGACTAGCTCCCTTGAATTGTGAGGCATATTGGACTAACCCATATTCCTGTAAAAAAGCATTGCTGACAAATGATCCCGTTCCAAAGACTACATAAGGCGCATAGTGAACCCCGTTGATTCCTCCGACCTTGACTATCCATGTTAATCCATTAGCTCCTAATACCGATCTAATAGAACTCTTTAACGCCCCCGTATCAACCGGAGTATCCCGAATAGCATCGGCGGCCGTTCGATCAGACCATCCTTTAAGTTCTTCCTGGAATTGCTTTTGAATTTTATCCTCGTACTTGTCAAGACCTTGTAACAGGATATTAATTCCAGATACTTTGACCTTGATTGACATTATACACCTGAATAAATTCTATGAATTGATACTTTTTTATTCCAAATTAGCATCGTATGTGATGGAGTAATTTTAATGATGCCTCCGTTGGTAAAGAAAGTGTCTCGAACATATAAATAGTCA